AGCAGCTCCCCCCGTCCACGATGACGAGGTGATATCAAAATAATTCTGATGCCAGAAAAACGGTAGTTTCATTTGACCGCCCATTGATGTGTTCGGGTCCAAAAATATATGTGGACACTGTGACAATCGAACATTATCTGCGGTTCCGGCGACAAAAGTTGCAGTCGCATCGTACAGATCTAGTGGATTGTATCCAACTAGCATTCTGCCATAATGAAAACTATTACCATTTATAATGACCTTAATATGCAAGTTACATCGAAGCAACTTGTAATTCGTGAGCCTATTAGCTACACGTGGATTTTGCAAATACAAACTCCAAGGATCAATATCGAAATTAAGGGCGCCATCCACCAACCACTCATCCTCATGAATCTTAATAGGACGCGAAAAGAAACGTTCCAGAGTAGCATCAGAGCTATCCTGCAATTTTCTGGTCTCATCAGGTGCCTCAGAGGCATCAAGAATATAAGGATCCATTTGGTCGGAAAAACGGACGTTTTCGTAGGTGTTTAGACCATCCCCCTCTAACAAATCATAGTTGGAGGACGTCTCACCACTTTGAGGCTTTAAAATCTCAATCGCGTCACATATGATTGATTCCACCGTGGGCATTGGTGGAATATCGTGACCATCAAAATAACACACTCGCTTTCCAAGATGTTTGCGATGTGCATTATACAGCTTATCAAACCTATTAGGGTTGATGCCATACGAATCAAGATTCGATAAAACGTGTAAAACCGTGGGATACTCTTCCCGCGGTAAAGGTGTTTCATCAATGGTGCTCATGACCATACCTTTATCTACAAATTTACATTTAATTTTATTACATATACATTTACATTTACTGATCTATTTCATTCTACACTGCCAGACCTGATCAAGTCGGCAGGTGGTACAATTTACTTTGGCTGGCGAAACCTCCCCTAAATAGGGGTACCCCGATAGGGTACCAACATACATAAAGCCTAACCGTTAACATATAAAACTATACAAAAACACACAACGGTTGGTAAACCATCTACATACGTTGCACTTTGGTACTCCGTGGAACCCAGATGCGAACTGGGCTTGGGTTTTGCAGACCCAACAACTGTCTCCATTCCTCGCCCATAACATAGACAAGGGTCCATGCATATATTTGGCCAAAATACGTAACTGCAAGGAAACGGATAAACCAGCACATCCATTCGAATGGCTTAAAGCCGTCTGTTGTAAAACACAAAAACCAAATCCAACCACGTGTAGGAAAACCCCACGTGGCCTTTACTCGTCTGGTTAACAACAGAAACCACAAAACAGGAACAAGTACAAGTCCCAAGTCTGCCGCAACGTGTTCCCACCAAAAATAGGGATCATGCGCGGAACCAATGCAATGATCATTGATATCGACTGTATCTACAAAAACCATACTGCCGCAATTTTCATTTAACACTTCTTCTTCCTCCTCTTCAAGTTCCTCACCCAAATATTTGTATCGCCAAATAGCGACACGCCTATCGTAGGAAACATTTAAAGCAGGACACAAGTGTTCAATACCAGACTTCTGGGCAACTTCCTTCAATTTCTTCTGTCTGTCTTCAAAGACCTCTCGACCATAATAAAACCAATCGTGCAATGAGCTCGCAATGTTCTCAGCACTATGTTCTTCCTTGGTGAGTTCCTTAGATAACAAATGAGAATGCAGTCTTTTGTAAATCGAGTCTTCAGATAGCAAACCTACCTTAAC